GCCTGAAACTGTGCGTCTTTCTTTATCTACCTTACTAAAAGGCATTGAAAGTCGAAGTTGCTCGCCCTCAGTGTTCCACTGGGCCTTAGTTATAATCATCTTACTGTATAGTATAAGGCACTTTTTTACAATATCTCAATTATTGAGACGCTCTGCCAGACCCCTTTGGATTTCTACCAGAAACTGTTGCTGCCCCGTCAGATTGAGTATTTGTTCTTTCAGAATCTCTTTGTCGATTTGCAGTATCATTTGCTGCGTCTTGTGGCTTTAATTGAAATGGCTCATCTCCATGTGGCGCTTGAGGGAGTCCAAGTTGTTGTCTTGCTTCGTTTGGAAGCATAACTTGAGTTTTTACGTATCTTTCAAGAATTTGAGATTGAGCAATTTCATCTGTAAGTGTTAGTTCGTTAAATTTAAATTCTAAAATATCAGTTTTTTCACGAATAACCTTATTAATCATTTTTTCTATTTGGCGCTGTGCTGGTCTTGCAACTTGCTCTTTAAATGTACGATCTTGGGATAGGGCTGCTGCAATTGCTGAAGAATCAGATCCCCCTAATTTTGATAATGGAACTTGATGAGCAATCAAAATATCATCACGATTTTGCTTTCTGTATTCTTTAAAAGAACCATCTTGAATACCATTTTCAATTGGCTCCATTTTAAACTCAACCTTGTTGTTATCGCTATCTCCGGGAAGAGGAATATAAAGAGTTCTATGAGATTGTCCTTTTAAATTTGTCTGCAAAAATCTAAACATCTTATCTTCAGCATCTGAAGAAAGTTTTGCTCCTTTTAATGTAACAACATATCTTGGAACAGCCTTGTTAGAAAAATAATCTATATTGTATTGAGATGCCAACTGATCTCCATGTAATGAAGAAATGGCAGAAATAATATCTGGCACTCCATAAAATGTGTTTAATGGAGAGTATTGTTTTAAATGAATAATTTCATTTGGACGATTGTCTAGTGTGACTGGATTAGGATTTTTAGCCCCAAAATTTCTAAAATAAACTACCTTGTTTGCAATAATTTGAACAAAACCATCACGCATGCGACGCACACGCATTGTTGTTGCAGGAATATGTCCAACATACCCAATTTCTCCTCTTGTAGTTCTTCCAATTTCTAGGTAACCATTTCCTGTTGCTTGCACGTCTGTATAAACTTTTTCCATAGTTGTTGTAAATGAATCATCTGTATTTAAACTTTCTAGCCAGTCTGTAAGTTCAATTTTTGATCTTTCAATTCTTTTACGGGCACGTTCGGTTGATGCAGTATCCATAGATGCTTCTAGTTTTAACATTGTTCTGGGAGAAATTTCAAATTTGTAACCAAGTCCAACAATATTCTCTACTTTTGCATCGATTGCTGCATGGTTAGCAAAAGATGTATCGTAATAATTTGCCAATTCATAAACGTTCCATGGTGGGGTAATAACATCAAATAAACCATAAGCATTTCTATACAAAACTCCTGGATTAATTTCTTTAGATTTTGCGTCATCACGTCCTGAACTAATTGCAAGAGCACTATTCATGTATGCTGGACTTGCTTCTACTTTGGACATTCTTGCAGCACGTCTTTTAAAATTATTATCTAAACCAGTTAAATTTTTTAATTCATCCCAAGTTTTATTAAAAGGATCGCTTTTTTTAAATTGATCATTTGTATCAACTAACTCATCAATGCTTGCACCAATATTGTATTGCGTTTCTTCACTCATTAGTCGTCTGATCCCCATTTCTTTACTGTTTGCTGCGCTGCGTGCACTGCTCCTAAATCGTTCATATTTGGTATTAGCCCTTGAGACATTCTGTCTTTTTGTTCTGAATATTCTTCTTCTGAAATTCTATTTAAACCTGGAACAAAAATGCACTCACCGTCTCCTGGGTCTCCGTAGTGTTTTGCGGCATTTTTTAATTCTGATATTTTTGATATGTCCCCTTTCATAGCGGGAATATTTAAAACAGATCCAGTTCCATCGGTAAACCATTTTCCATTTGATTTCTTATAAACATAAAGGCCCCAATTATAGTATTTATCAATTACTTTTATACGAGACTCTCCAACTTGGCCCCTCATTTTAGGCAATGCTTTACTCTTTTTAGGCTTATTGTTTAAATTCATAACCATCAGTATACCATATTAGACTGGATTTACAACCTGTGTCTGCCAGGATGTATCCGAATATATTTTTACAGAGTCTGCCGTAAAAATTAAATTATCTACGGTATTGCTATCAATTACAATTTTATTTCTGCCAGTATAATTTTCGTATAAAATTGATGGATCTACCCCGTATAATTCGGAAGAAGATAAAATTAAAACTCCGTTCCAATCATAAGATGTATCCCAATATGTCCATTCCAGGTCAAAAGATCCACTGTTTTTTACTCTAAGCCATGGCCTATAAACTTTGCTCTGAATATCTTGTAATGCCGTAGATTGATAGTTGGAAATATTATTAAAAACAAAAGGACCATTTAAATTTATATATCCTAAAAAGTTGTCCATGTTAATACTATTTGCAAAAGAAACCCCAACGACACACCACTCTTTTGCTTCAAGAACTGGATCTTTTACTAAAGTTCCATTAATATAAAATGCAAGACCGTTTACATTTTGTCCATTTGATTTATTAATGGCAAATAACTTTCCTCTATCTCCTTGTTGGCTGATGGCAGAAACAAAAAACTGAATTGTGTCATTTTTATGTTGTACCTCAAAAACCTGCACAGAGCCATATGGAAACTTATCAAAACTATATCTTAGCCACATCTGCAAAGCACTTATCTTGTAGTTATTTGAAAGACTCTTATTTATGGGAACGCCTACCCCTCTATTTATAAATGGGCTAAAAGACCCCCTTACTTCTACTCCACTCTTTTTTGTTAAGTATAGATATGGTGCGCTTTCTTTAAAAATACTGATTGGATTTTTAGCCTGATAGTCATAATAAATTCCAGTTTTCTTATATGGATAAATTGGAACTCCAAACCTTGTCCCAATTTTTTTTGCACTATTATGATCAAATGCCTGAGAAGCAATTTCTAGTTTTTTTAATTTTATATTTTTATTTTGAGTTCCCTGTATTTTAAAATCTAAATGGACAACAATTGCTAACAAATTAAAATCTACGCCAACAGGTGGATAAATAATTGTATTATCTGCAACTTCAAAAATTTTATTTTGCCAATTTGAAAAATTAGAAATATTTAAAATTTTGTCATTTCTTAGTGAAACAATATTTTCTGTATCAAAATCATTTAGATTTTTATTAGCCCCTAACTCAATATACTGAAAACTTACATAACTTCTAATCATAGAGTTAGAGGTGTTATAGTAATATGTCTTGATAGATTTTTGACCAACATCTTCGTAATCTTCCCAACCAGTAAATAGTGCATTGTCTAATTGATTATATGACCTTTGAACGGTGTGATCATAAGCAAGGTCTAGGCCCTGATAGTCCCACGCAGATTCCTGTTCTGTAGAAGAAAGGCTTGTTGGGGCTGGATAGTCTAGATTAAATTGCAGGAGATCAAGACTATAAATTTTTTCTCCACGATTATTATTTACGTATGAGCCAAAGTATGACAAAGGAATATAATCTTCCCAATATCCTGCAGAAGCCGTATCTAAATAAAATTTTTGATATTTTAATTGAGGAATTAAACTGTAGGTAGATGTGTGCGCTCTAAAATCATTTCCTTTGTTTGTTTTTGCAAAACCGTTTAATTCAAATAGATCAGGAATTAAACTAATATTATAATTGCTAAAAATATGAAATTTAAAAAATTTGCCTTTAAAATTTTCAAGACCACCACTATTTGCCCCTAAATAAATTTTTAACTTACTTTTATTTCCAAAAAATGTTGATAGATTAGAGCCAAAATAATCAACCATTGAAGTTAAATTGAACCCAACTGGAACATATGTATCTTCCAAGACCGAAACGCTTTCACTCAATGTTGTTATGTTTTGATTATATGAAAAATAATATTTTATAACATCACTTTCTAGTGTTGCTTTAAAATAGTCTCCGTTGTCAATATTATAAATTTGGAATATTGTCTGAACATCATCTAAAGCAGCGTCAAATTTTATAACACTAACAATTCCCTGAATATCTTCTTTAATTGTAGAAAAATTATCAAAATAGGCGTATGTTTTTTTATTGTTCCAGTCTTCA